CACGTTAGCAGCACCAGTGGCTGCATCGGGGATGACGTCGATCACACGAATGGGAAGGGTTGCAGTGGTGCCAGCAGAAGCGCCGTCGATACCGTAGTAGGAATCGCCAGTGTTTGTGCTGCCGGTGTTGATTGACAAAGCAACGTTAGAACCAACCAATGCACGGCTGAAAGCTGTAGGCACGGTAGTCTGGCCGCTTGTTGCAACAACGCGGAACAAAGCGTTGGGGTCATCCACAACAAAACCGAAGGCCAAAGCTGTAGATGTGGACTGGTTTGCTGGGTAGTATTGACCAGAGACGGGCTGACCGCTCGAGTTAATGTAACCGCAACCGACCAACACACCAACGCTGTCGCCAGAGTTAGAAGTGGAGTTAGCTACCAAGTAGCCATTGGTGTCAACCTTAACGGTGTCACCATTCAAAATTGCAGTAGCGTAGCCAGCTGCAATAGGGATTTGACGGATCGCTCCGGCGTAGGGCAGACCATCCAGTCGGTTGACTGGCTTCAGACCATACGTCTTAGAAACGGTAGGATATGCCATTTAAGACTCCAAAAAAGTTAAATACCTTTTCCGAAAGTGACTTTTGAGCTACGTTCCTTGAACATAGGCATCCGTGGGTCATTCTCGCGCATGTACGTGTTGTCCACAGAGTTCATCTGAGCTTCCGACTGTTTGCGGTAGTACTCATTACGCTGATCTGTGAATTCCACAGGTGTTTTGCAGAGCAACAGACCGCCTACTTCCACACAGTCTGGGAACTTCGGATTTGAAGAACCAAACAAGCGGATTTCGGGGTGGTCAGCAGCCCTAACGGGTTCCCAGCCTTCTCGCAGTTTTCCGGAAATGTTCGTGGCGTCGTCCTTGCCCAACGAGGCGATCCTGATCCAGCGGTACGCATAACCCGGCTCCGGAGTGGGGTCAGGTAGAAGTTGAGGGGGCATCCACTGTTTTGGGCGCTCCATCTTTTCGCGTGTATCAAGCTCACGTGGTGTGCGTGCGGTCTTTTCCATTTTCATTTCCTCATTTCTTCAGCAACCTTACGGGCGTACAGTTCCAATGGAACTCCCAACCGCTTGGCGAGATTCACCTGTGTCTGCGTCAGCACGATTTTGCGCGGTGCTGTACTACGGGTTGCAGGTGCAACAACGTTGGATTTGGTTCGCTGAGGTTTCGCATCAGCGGGTTCGTCGGCTCCAAACTGGTCGGCAAACCTTTCTCGCATGTCAGCGTTGATACGTTTGTAGTATTCATCGCTACCTGCCTGAATTCCCTCCCCAACCAAGTCCTCGTGCAAGCCGAGGGCATAAGCTGTCATCCGTTTGTTGGACCCGAACCACTGATTTTGGTCTTGCCATGCAAGCAGTTTTTCGTCCACGGGTGCAGCCGGTTGGGGCTGTTGGGTAGTTTGTACCTCAGTTTTTTCTTCCTGTAAAGGGGCTGGGCGAAAATTATTTACGCGTTCCGCCTTCATCTTGGCTGAGGTCAGAGCTTCTTGAGCTTCCACCAAGGCATCTGAGTCCCCGGCTTCGTAGGCTGCCTTGTACTGGCGTTTTGCTTCTTCCAGTTCGTTGGCAACAACTTTCTTGGCCTGTTCAATCAAGGCTGTTTGGCCTTGGCTGACAGAGCCTTTTAGTTTCTTGTTCTCTTCGATCACGGCTTGCGCGATTCGCAGAGCTTCTTCTTTCTCGCGTTGGGCTGCTTCCTTGGCGCGGCGTTCCTCGTGGTAGCCTTTGCCTAAGTGCGCCAGTCGTTTCTTCAGACTTTGGTCTGAATACTTGTCAAGCTCCTCGTCCGTCACCTCTTTGGGAGGCTCTTCCATAGGAGTACGGCCACGGTCTTCAGGAGGCGTGTCGTCAACGACTTCAATCTCTGGCTCCAGTTCAGCTTCGGGTTCTACAACCTTTCCGCCTTTACGAGGATTTGCTTCCGCTTCGTCTGGAAACTCAAATTCTGTTTGTTCTGTATCTGCCATCATTTACTCCTTAGTTAGGGCGTTGGATACCACGTGGGTCCTGCACAACAGCTTGCACTGAGTCGTCGTTAATCAGACGCCATTCGGTGCCGTGAATCTTCATGCGGGTACCCGTATTTGGGCGCACCAACACAAAGTCACCGACCTTACAGCTCGGGCCAGATGGGAATCTGGTCGCGTCTTTGAACGCATCGGGGCCAATCTTGGCGACAAACAACACGGGGGAGAGAAGCTCCTCGTGGTACATCATCGTGGCAGATTTAACAATCCCAGATTCGCTCAACTCTTCGTCAGCCTTGGGCAACATACACAGCAAGTGATACGTTGCTGGATCAGGCACTTGTTTGGCTTTCTCTTCTGCGGAGGTATTCAGCACTCCGCTCAGATCAACCGCACCGACATCAAATTTATCCATCTTCATAATCCTTAGTTTTACGCACGAGGTCAGCAAGTTCGTACTGGGCGGTTTGCAGACCTCGGATAGTCCCGCACAGTTCCTTATAGTGCTCGTGGGATTTCGCTCCACCAGCACTAATCACGTCAACCAACTGCTTGATATGTTCATCAAGCTTGCCGTCTAAAACTTCAAGCAGATTGGCCATCATTCATCCTTTTTCTCAGGTTCGTTGTTAGCTTTCTCGGCAGCCATGGCTGCGAGGCGCATCTTCTGCGCGTGAGTCATATCTTTCTGCTGCATGCCTTGCGCGTGAACCTGTCCGCCGTGGGCCAGCTTCTGCTGCTGTGCTTGCTGTTGCATCATCATGGCTTGCTGTTGCTGCTGAGCCGCGAGTTGCTGTTGCTGCTGGGCAGCCGCCATCTCTTGTGCGTGACGCTCAACCTGCATCTGCATCTCGATGCGGTGCTGCTCTGCCAACATCACTGGGTCAGGATTCGCGCTGCCTTGGGCCTGCGCCTTGAGCTCAAGCTCTGCTTGTTTCATGAGCAAGTCACCCTCGACCTTCTTGGCCTTGATGTCAACTTCTTGCTTCTTGATCTGAAGCTCAGCCTGCTGCATCTGGATGATCGGATCTTGTGCTTGAGCCAGCGCTTGTTTCTGAGCGGCTTCGCCTTGGTGCATCTGTGTGAGCTGCGCAGCAGCTTGTGCCACGAGTTTGGACAACTGCACTTCAACTTGTTCTGGCAACTCTGCGTTAGGCGCAGGCAACGTAGCACCCAAGCGCTCCTCGATCTGGTTGCGATACTGGAACGCCACGTGTTCTGCAATGTGAGCCATGATCGCGGCCTGCATCTGCTGAGCCATGGGGTTCTGACCCATCTGTCCCATCACCATCGGATCCTGCAACATGGACTGGTGAACAGCGATGTGCGCATCGTGATCTTGGAAGATAAACGCTTTAGTGGGCTTACCTGTCAGGAACGCCATGTTCTCGCTGATCGGATCGCGTGGTGTGATGTCATCATCAACAGGCACAAGCTTGTCTGCGTTCTTCACGCCCAGCACCTCGATCATCTGACGGTGCAGAACTGGGAGGTTGTAAATCTGGGGCGCTTGTTGTGACAGCTGCATCACCGCTTGGTACTGCATGATCCGCTGGGCCATTGTCGAGCTGTTGGGATCGCTGACTGGAATGACTGCAACCATGTCGTAGTCTTCGCGCTTTGCCTTGCGATCGCCCTCGACTGGGTCGTATGAGTAGTCCGCAGGTGTGTAGTCACGGATGATGTCGCGCAACAACTGGAACTCTTGCTTCATGCTGTAGTGCACGCGCGCCTGAACCGCAGACATTGTTTTGAGCTGACGCTCGAGCAAAGCCAGCGTTGTACCTACCGGAGCATTTGCGCTCATGTCGCTGATGTTCATGTCAGCAATAGAGCCAAGGCGTTTGCCCTCGTCGGTGATCTGGTTCAACAAGGCCAACAGTGTCTGTGATGGCTCCTTGTATGGCAGCGTCATGATGTTGTCGCGCACCGATCCGCTTGGCACGTCTACATCACGGAACTCACCGGGGTTGATCGGGGTGTCATCACCCTTGATACGCAAGCCACGTGCCTTCAAACCACCGGGCAAGTTAGACAGTGTACCGGCGTCAACGAGTTGACGAATGATGGAAGTGCCTGCACGGGCGTAGCCACCAATCAAGTGAATCAAGCCAAGACCGTAAGCGCCAAAGCCGGGTATGTATGTGTACTGTACGAAGTGATCGCGTTTTAATTTGTTCTTGTCGTCTGGCTCCCAGTTACGGCGAACAGCCAACACTTTGTTTGTGCCACGGTCGATCGTCACGATGTATGGCAGTGCAATCTCGTCTTCGTCCTCGTATCCGGGCATGTCGTAGTCGACATGAATCTCCAGAATCTGATAACGATCGTCGTCTGTCAGGCTGTAGCCTTGGTCTTCAGCTTTCTTTTTCTCCACGTCGGTGTGGATGATCTGTGGCTCACCAAGTTCTACGTCTTTGTAGAAGCCCGCTACCTGCAGCTTCTTCATCTCGTTCTTGGTCTTACGCATGATGTGCGTAACACGCTCAGATGTCTTCAAGCTTGACGCGCCGTACGGAATAATGATGTCTTCCGCAGGAATAAAGATGGCAACTTGGCGATTCAGACCGGGGTCAAAGTAAACTTTCTTGAACGCACTACCGGCCAAGCCCAGTGAGTACAGCAGCTTCTCGTGCTCAGGGCGGTATTCAGACATCACCTCCGTGAGCTGATAGTTCATATCGTCGCGGACTCGCTCCGCAGCTTCTTCCTTAAGCTTGTCGATGGCACCAATGATTTCCGTCTTGACCGGGCCTTGAGCAGGAAACGTCTCAATGATAGTCTCACTCTGGAACCGA